AATCAAGGTAGTCAAGCATCACTATACAACAAAGCATCCAGTTAAATATCTAGGTGCAAAGAACGAAGACTATCCTAAAAAGAACTGGTCAAGCGTTATGTTATGGAACTGTGGACATTGGCTTAATAAACAATTAACGCCTAAGTTTGTGCAAGAGCAAACAGGTAAATATTTACACAGGTTTGAATGGCTCAAGTATCCAGAAGAACAAGTAGGTAAGTTAGACGAAACATGGAACTGGCTAGAAACAGAATACGAATATAATCCAGATGCTAAGTTAGTGCATCACACATTAGGCACACCATGCTTTAAAGACTATCAGAATACAGACTATAGTCAAGAATGGTGGGATACATACCAAAGAATGATATACCCTCTAAAAGGAAACGGACAAGAAAGCGACTTATAAAATGGCAGATATATTAGATATGTTAAAAAAAGGCTATCAGGCAACAATACCTGTAAATGCTCGGTTTTTAGCATCAAGTATTTTATCTCCTTCTGTAAAAACCGAACAAGATTTGTCAGAAAAAGAATTAGAGGCACTTAGACAAACATATTTAAACTCTCAATATAGGTCAGGAAATGCTGATGTTTCATCTATACAAGGATTATTAAGTAATTTAAAAGGTGTATCTCCTAACGAAAAAGTAGAGTCGCAATTTGGAGCAGGTTTTGTATCTCCAGAAACAGAGATGATTTTAGCTAGACAACAAATGTCACCTACTATTCAGTACTCTGATTACCCTGTATCTAAAGAATATGATAAATACGGTGTAGGAAATATGCCTATATCAGCATCATTTACCCAACCAGGATATGCACTATCAACAGCTATAGGTAGGTCACAATACTATACAGACCCACAAGGTAACGTACGTGTTAAAGACGTGTATGATTTTCCTAAAGGGTCAAATATGGAAGACTACGGTGGTTGGTCTTATCCATTTAAAGTAGCACATGGTATAGGAGAAAAACTAAGTAATAAGATGCCTGTGGACATTAACCTAGGTTTAATTGGAAATAAAAAGAAGAAATAACAATAGAGGGCAACCAACCTAAGGGAGTTGCAAAACAATGGAAAACAATGAGAACTTTGAAAAAGTAGAAGATTTATCAAAAACAGATAATCGTGGTGGTAAAAGAGAAGGCTCAGGTAGAAAAGCTGGAGTTCCTAATAAGTTATCATCTACAGTAAAAGAAAACGTCATAGCTGTATTTGATGGCATAGGTGGTGTAGAACACATGAAGCAATGGGCTATAGATAACCCTAATAACTTCTATAACATATACGCTAAGATACTACCTACACAAACTGAATTAAGTGGACCAGATGGTTCAGAACTACCATTAGGAATTGGAATTACTTTTGTCAAGCCAGACGATAGCCAAGTTTCCGAGTAAGCTAGACTTCTTATTTGAGCCACACCGTTACAAAGTAGCATACGGTGGTAGAGGTTCAGGTAAGTCATGGTCTATGGCAAGGGCATTGCTTATAAAAGCAGCTAATGAACCTACACGTGTATTATGTGCACGTGAAATACAAAAGTCTATCAAGCAGTCAGTACATACATTACTTAATGACCAGATACAATCTTTAGGTCTAGGAGCTTTCTATGAAGTTCTTGAAGCTGAGATTAGAGGTCTTAACGGTAGTACATTTAGCTTTACTGGTCTTGCTACAAATACCGTTGAGTCTATAAAGTCTTTTGAAGGTTGTGATGTTGTATGGGTAGAGGAAGCTCAGACAGTTAGTAAGAAGTCATGGGATATATTAATCCCTACAATACGTAAACCTAATTCAGAGATATGGGTATCATTTAACCCTAACATAGATACAGACGATACATATACAAGGTTTGTGGTTAATCCACCAGAGAATGCTAAGGTTGTTAAAGTAAACTATACTGACAATCCTTGGTTTCCTGAAGTATTAGAAATAGAACGTCAACACAGCGAAAAGACTAACCCTGACTATGCAAACATATGGGAAGGTGATTGTAAAGCTGCTGTAGATGGTGCTATATACTCTAACGAGATACGAGAAGCACAAGAAGGTAACCGTATAACAACTGTACCTTATGACCCTATGATGAAGGTTCATGTAGTCATGGACTTAGGATGGAACGACAGCATGTCAGTTATCCTATGCCAAAAAGGTATATCAGACTTACGCATCATTGGTTATATAGAAGATGACCACAGAACATTAGATAGTTATTCTGCACAACTAAAGAACTTATCCTATAACTGGGGTACAATGTTCTTACCACATGACGGACAGTCTAAAGACTTTAAGCATGGTATATCAGCAGAAGATATTATGAAGAAGTTAGGATGGGATATACGTATCGTGCCTAAAGCAGACATAGAGTCTGGTATTAAGTTAGCACGTATGAACTTCCACCGTATATACTTTGATAAGTCAGCACAAAGACTTGTTGAATGTTTAAAGAATTATCGCAGAAGTATAAACTCTGCAACCAACGAACCTGGTGCACCATTGCATGATGAGTTCTCTCATGGAGCAGATGCGTTCAGATATTTATGTACCTCTATTGAGTCTATGAAGAACGAGTCATGGAGCAAAGAGAAAATACAATATACAAATAGAGGAATTGTTTAATGAAGATACAAGATATGGAAATCATTGCACAGATAGAGCAACAAGAAAATATTGCCTATGGTGTAAATGATAGTGCATTGTCGGATGATAGAGCAACAGCGATTGACTATTACCTAGGACAACCATTCGGTAACGAAGAAGAAGGTCGTTCACAAGTTGTATCTTATGATGTACAAGACACGATTGAGTCAGCATTACCACAATTACTTAAAGTCTTTGTAGCCGGTGATAAGGTTGTTCAGTTTGACCCTAAAGGTCCTGAAGACCAAGAAGCAGCAGACCAAGAAACAGATTATGTAAACCATGTCGTTATGGAAAAGAACGAAGGGTTTAAAGTATTCTATGTATGGTTTAAAGACGCATTACTATCTAAGAACGGATATGTAAAAGTTTACTCTGAAGAAGAGGAAGAAGTAGAAGAATACGAGTACAAAGGTCTTACAGACGCACAGCTTCAAATGTTGGCTTCAGATGAAAAGACAGAAGTATTAGAACATACTGCTTACCCTGACCCATCTATTAACATGGATGTTATCTATCAGCAAGCAGCCATGAATGGTGTAGACCCAGCTACTATTATGCAACCTATGTTACATGATGTTAAGCTCAAGGTTACAGAAGACAAGACAGATATTAAGATTCAAAACGTAGCACCTGAAAACATGATGATATCTATAGAGGTATCAGGTCCTAACTTACAAGACGCTACTTTCGTTCAGCATAGAGAAGTCATGCAGTTAGCTAGTATTGCTGAAGCATTTGACAAGCCACTAGAATATATCAAGTCTATCATGTCAGATATTAGAGACACTTTTGAAGAAGAGTCTAATGCACGTGATATCTATGATGAAGAATACGATAGAGCTATTGCTCCAGAAGAAGGTTTAGTTAAAGACACATACATTAAGTTAGATGGTGTAAGACATAGAGTTGTTGTATTAGGTAACACAATCCTATACAAAGAGAAATGCGAGTATGTACCTTTCGCATGTATCACACCTTTGATTATGCCACATAGACATATTGGTCGTTCTTATGCTGACTTGACTATGGACATTCAGTTAATTAAGTCTACCCTTATTCGTGGTCAGTTAGATAACATGTATCTAGCTAACAATGGTCGTTATGCTATCTCTGATAGAGTAAACCTAGACGATATGCTTACGTCAAGACCAGGTGGTATTGTTCGTGTAGAAGGTGACCCAGGTTCAGGCATTATGCCTTTATCACATCCACCATTACCAGCATCATCATTCGGTATGGTTGAATACATGGACTCTATGAAAGAAAAGAGAACAGGTATCACAGCTTACAATCAAGGCTTAGACTCTAACAGTCTTAACAAGACAGCTACCGGTGTAGCACAGATTATGAATGCGTCTCAACAACGTATTGAGTTAGTAGCTAGAACATTTGCAGAGACAGGTGTAAAAGAGTTATTTAAACTTGTGCATCACTTGGTTAGAACAACACTTACTAAACCAGACATTATTCGTCTACGTAACAAATGGGTAGAAGTAGACCCTAGAGAATGGAAAGCTCGTAAAGACTTATCTATCTCTGTAGGTTTAGGTGCTGGTAATAAAGACCAACAATTGGTTCACTTAACATCTATCTTACAAATGCAAAAAGAAGCTATTGCTGTTGGCTTAACTAATCCTGAAAAGATATACAACGCACTTGCTAAACTTACACAGAATGCAGGCTTTAAGAACCCTGAAGAGTTCTGGGTTAATCCAGCTAATACACCTGAGCAAGAAGGTCAACAAGACAAGCCTTCTGAAGCAGAGATTATGGTGCAAGGTCAGTTACAGATTGAACAACAAAAAGCTCAAGCTCAACTACAACAAGAACAAGTACGTTCACAGAATGATGTTATAATTGAACGTGAGAAGATAGCAGCACAAGCAGAACTTGAGAGATTTAAGGCTCAACTTAAAGCTGAAACAGATTTAGCTATCGCACAAATTAAAGCACAGTCAGGATTAATGTATGGCGGATAAGTCACTAGAAGAAGTTAAACGTGGTGAACAAGCAACACAGATATTAGATAACCCTATCTATAAAGAAGCTATGGATAAGGTTCGTGAAAGTCTTATTGCTAGTATGGCTAACAGTCCACTAGGTGATGAGAAGACACATAACAAATTAGTTATTGCACTACAATTACTAAACCAAATAAACAAGCAACTTACTGACGTTATGCAAACAGGTAAGTTAGCAGCTATCCAA